TGGAGTTATTTGGTACCTCTACGTCATCTAAAACCATTAAATCTGCCCTAGATCCGGTTAACTGACCAGTAATTCCCACGCTTTTAACGCTAGGAGCCTGTGCAGCCTTAGCTGGACCTACATCAAAGGAGATTCTAGACCATCTTTGTTCATCGTTTTTAGGTTTTAGATGGCTCATCCAAGGTACTTCAAGGATTAATCTTTGACAGAATATAGAAAACGCATCCGCTCTATCCTTAGAAGCAGATACAACCATAACCTTCCTGTCGGGATCATTATATAAAGTCCAAAGGACAAAAGCAGCCGTGATCCAAGATTTACCAACACCACGGAAAGCTTGGATTTGTAGTCTTTTAGGTCCATTTTGTAGATAGTCAGCGATACATAATTGTGCTCTAGTAGGAGAAGGTAGTGCTAAATGCGTCCATACTGCTGTTAGAAAGTATCTAAAGTCATCACGGAGCAGATTATCAATATTGACTGTAGGCTTTGTAATCTTCATTAAATTGTTGTAGTCCTTTATCTGTTAATACATGACCATACATATGATCAAAAACAGTAGGAGGTATAGTACAAACATGAGCACCATTATAAAATGACTCAGTTACACTGTGTACATCTCTAATGGACGCTGCAATTATTTCTGTTTTAACGTTTTGTTTAGCGTATAATCCAGCAATATATTTAATCGCACCTGTTCCTGAGATAGAGTTATCATCTAACCTACCTACAAATGGTGAAACATAGTACGCACCAGCTTTAGAAGCCATTACAGCTTGAGCTGAGTTAAATATAAGGGTTACATTAACACGTATATGATGGTTCCTTGCTAGCTCTCTACAAGCCATTAGTCCATCAGGTGTACAAGGTACTTTAACTGTGGTATGATCGCCAAATAAATCTGCTAACCGCAAACCTTCAGTGATCATTTCAGGTGCATTACCTACAACTTCCATGCTAATATCTTTCACACCCATTACTACGAGTTCTCGATAGACATCATCAGGTTTACGATGGCTTTTTGCTATCAGAGTTGGGTTAGTTGTAATACCATCAATTAATCCAGTACCTAGCCTAGATTGAATCTGATTTATGTCTGCAGTATCTAGAAAGATTTTCATGTTAGATTTAGTTTTAATACGCTAGCTAATTCTCTGTAACTGGTAGCTACATATATCTGGCCGAGAACTACTGCTAAAGTAGCTGTTGACCAGAATATATAGTACCACATCGATTTAACTTGCTTAGGTTGATGTGGGATGGTCATTTGCGTGATCTGTTTCGTGCTCTATTCTTGGATGGATCTTCTTTTACAAATCCTCCGGATTTAGTACGGGACATGTCTGGCCCTCCCTTTCCATAGATCCCCGCACGACGACGGGCTCTGTTGTGCTCGGCGCGGGATTTTTTGTTGATCGCGAGTTTGTTCCTCGCCCTTTGCGCACGGTTCTTGCGTCTCCTAGCGGAGTCATTATCGCGGTAATTTTTCGCACTTTTCTTAAGTTGAGAATAGGGTTTACGCTTTGGAGCCATTGAATTGCACCGCTTTTTGTACTGCTTCGAAATCTATAGATGGCATACAGTCTGCTAGTTTACCTAACGCACTGTTATCCATAGCAATGCCAGTGATGTCATTTTTGAAAAGCCAGTCTCCAGCCGCTTTAAGGTCTGCAGTTGTAGCTTCTCCTGATTGTATTTTGTTTAAATATTCTTCCGTAAGAAGCTTATGAAGCTCGTTGAAAGTTTCTTCAGAAGCCCTTCTTGGAAGCTTCCTTACTGTCGTCATTTTATTCCTGGGAATAGTGCAGCTTTAATAGCAGCAACAGCTTGGTCATCCAGTGTGTTCTCAGTGGAGGATACCAAACCTTCTAAAAGATCAACTATTAACTGCTTGACTGCAGTAGACTTGATGAATGCAAATAGAATTGGCTTAATTAGTACGATCATTTGTTTAATGGGTTAAGTTTTTGCCACCACGTCTTAGGTGGAGGTGGGTTTTTCTTTGCTAGTGCAGCAGCAACTTCCTTCTTAAAGGCAGATATAGGTATTACATCTTGACACATATGATAGACTCTAGTAAGAGGACGTATCATGAATCCTTTTTGCTGTAACTCTGCACACTTTAGAACTCTAACTAGTTCATAGTCGAGTTCCATCTTTGCTTTTTGTCTTTCACCAATAGCTTTACATGTTTCAATAATAGAACCATCTAAAGGTACCATGAAGTTTAGTTGAGCACCCCAGTTCTCAGCTACAGTGTAGCTCTGTTGATCCATATGATCATCAAAAGGGGTGGTATGATTGCCCATATAAAATGGGCTAAAGGTCATCGTTGCTCCGTTACACGAGATGTTCGGTCCAAGAACTTGCCTCGAAGGTGCTCCGTTATTTTGGAACTGGACTGCTTGATTTGTGACATTTCCAGTAGCTGCAGCAACCGGGTTCGAGGTGTTGTTGGTTTCTCCTTCTTCTGCATAAGCAGGCGCTCCTATTGTGAGAATACTGATAATGAGACCGTAGTAGAAGTAGTTTCTATTTCTCTTTCGATCTCGGTAACTTCTAGTACCTGACTGGCCGCTCTCGTTATAATTTCTAGAGTGAAGTCTGAACCAGCTGTTGTCATGTTGAATACCGAATCTGAGTCCGCTATTCCGCCTGAAGACGTTGAAGTATGAGTTATATTGTCTCCTGACCATTTGTTTAATGCAGACCCGTAGGTTGTGATTTCGATTGTCTCTGTAATCTCCTGGGTCGTTGTAGTGGTTGAGTTCATGCTGCCTTGCGTGAACTGTGGAGTCACCAACTCTGCTTTCACTGCGGTTGGTGACAATAGTAACAGCGCCAAGAGCCATTTCTTCATAGGTAATTTATATTTATATTAAACCTACCATTGGTATCGGTAGTTGTAGAAGAATTATGTGGTTTAGAAGGATCAAAGATTAATAGACGATTTGCAACACTTTCAATCTTGGAATTGTCGTATAGTCTAGTAAATCCATTACAAGTATTTAAAGATAGTAAAGCACCTTTATGTTCATATGGATAGTCAAAATGCCGATTGTGTTCATGCATAGTTTCAGTTCTAGGATAGAAATTTATCTTTACTCGAATTAAAGATCTAAAATCTGGTAGTGAGTAAACTAATCTACCTAGTCCTGGCCAGTATTCACTTTTAGGTTCACTTTCGCGATATATAATATGTGTAGCATACCAATCATTATTGTTTTCATGATCGTCAGCTACTATATCTTGTAGGTTCCAATTGAAACCGTAGTTCCATACTACACCATCTACTATACTTTTAAAATAATCTTCTGGGAGAAAACGGTCAATGATTTTCATTCTTCTTTCTTTTTAGCCATAGGGCAGTTAATTGTTTGGGTGCCTTTATCTTTAGAATTACCAGTAGACAAGCCGAAGGTCGCCAGGGCTCCTGTAAACACCGAAGCCACGAACGTGATATCTGAGTTTCCAGCCTTCTTTATCATAGGCAGTTCTACATAATTCATTGTAATTATGAAGCCAGACCAGACGACTACACCAAGTCGTACAAAAGTACCAAGGATCTGGATTTGGTGTTCTTGATCCTCAGCAGCATCTTTTAACTTGCCGATGAGTCCTTTTTTTTCTTCCGGTTTTCCTTCCATTTATTAACTTTACCTTGTAGGAATTTTTGTATCTTCTTTTTAATATTTTTAGATACAGGCTCAGCGAATGTAGTAACTACTACAGCTGAAACAGCCGCATAAGATGCTACAGCTACCACTTCCACAGTAGGGACAGGTAGCTGAATATCTATAATTGGTATCTTGAGTTTAGGCGGTTCTGGTTGTTCTGTCTTAGTCTCTTCGTCTTTGACCTCCTCAGTCTCCTCTGGGCGCTCTAAATCGCTTGGGGGTATGACGATAGGCCGGAAGGCCGGAACGTCCGCTGTAGGCGGTTTAAAGTACATCTCAGGGATGTCCAGAGGTTTAGGTAGGTTAGGTCTTGGTATATTTATGCCCAAGCTAATGCAGTACCGTGGATTCTAGTATTTTTATTAGCAGCTTGGTTATGTGTCGTAATCTTATATTTAATAGCAGTACCTGATGGTTGACCAGAAATATCTAAATTGTGGAAGGCTAAGATTTTCTTATTTGTACCCCAGCTTCCTTCATCTACAAGAGTTCCTTGAGTCCA